AGATTATGTACTAGTTTCCTTAAGTAGCATAATATACTATGATATTGATAAAGAATATTATTTTTATAAGTGAATATAATTTGAGTACATAATTTATTTTTTAGAAAGATTTAAAAAGTTTTAAGAAATTTAAGAAAATAAAAAGATTATGTACTCATTTCCTTAAGTAGCATAATATACTATGATATTGATAAAGAATATTATTTTTATAAGTGAATATAAAACGAGTATATAATTTATTTTTTATAACTAAATATAAAACGAGTACATAATATATTTTTAAGAAAGGTTTTAGAGATTTCAATAATATTAAGAAATTAAAAAGATTATGTACTCGTTTCCTTAAGTAGCATAATATACTAAGAGAATCATAAAGAATATTCTTTTTTATAACTAAATATAAAACGAGTACATAAAAAATTATATTTTTAAGAATATTAAGAAATCAAAAAGATTATGTATTTGTTTTATAGATTATTATTATTATTATCTAATATAGAGAACTATAAATATGAAAGTATTTCAAATATTAATATTTATATCAATATTAATATTTACTGTAACTATAATTTATTGTGAAGACATCATAAAGAACATATTTAAAAATAAATTATTAGAGAGGTTTGAGACATTAAATAATGATATAGGTTTAAAGTGGTTGCATGTAAGTAATAGTGAACCACAATTTGGAGAAAAGATTAGTAATACAATGTTATATGATTTATTAAATGTAAAAATAACGTCACCTGTTATAATAACAAAAGAAGAATTGGAAAAAATGAAATTAGTACAATTGACAAAGACGAGCTATATATCTGTTGGTTCACGATTTTATATGCCTTACAATCATCCAATTAATGATTATAAAATCGGTTTAAAATGGAGAATATTAGGAAATAAAACTGAAGAACAAGTTGAAAAATATTACAGTTTAATTGATAATCCAATGCTTAGAGAAGAACTCGAACAACGAAAAACGAAAGGACCATTTGAAACAATTGATGGTGAAAAAATAATTGTATTTACACGCATAGAAGCAATGAATCTTAATAGTGGATTACACAAAAATAAAACACAAATAACTTACGATTCTTATATTAAAGTAGGTATTGATGATATAATAATGCAACCATATTTTGAAATGCCCGAACAACAACCACCTGGTACAACATTAAATGTAGGTTCATTATTAAGTGATGCTTTTGACAAATCATTCTCACGTTCAACAAGTGTAAGAACTTATGATTTAAGCGATGAAGCATCATATAATAATGATAGTGTATCAAATGGAGAATTAAGTTTTAGTTCTGGAATGTTTAATAGAAATAGCAATGCTGAAGTAAATTCTACTACAATTCAATCTGATGATGAAAGATATATACCTTATATTAAACAATTTAATAATAAAAATAATATCGAAGGGTCTATATTAGATCCAATAAATAATAAATATTTACCATATTCTGATAAAGAATATAATAACGATATAAACTCTGTTTCTGATAATAAAATTAATGAGTTTGTTATAATAAATCTATTTAAAAGTATTTTAAATAGACAACCGAACTCAGACGAATTGGTAAGAAACCTTCAATCTTTTTATGAAAAGAATGTTGATGAAAATAAATTAAAAATGCAATTACACAATTCTGTAGAATATAAAATGATTTCAAAGATGCAATCAAATGATATAGAGCCTGGATTAGTATCATTTATATCACAAGACCAATTAATAGATATTTTAAAAAAAATGTATAACGAAGATTTAAATAAAATTATTCCTGATAAAATGATTATTCCACTTAAGCAAACTTATATACATTTACAATATAATGATTATTTATTCAAAGCTTTAATAATTCACGATAATTATTCAAAATTTGAAAATGCAATAATGCGAGAATATATAATGTCAGATGAAAAGTTACTGGAAGTATTCAACGAACATTTTATATTACACGAACTTAGACTAATCGCTAATGAATTAAAACGTCGTGATCTATTGAAAAGAAAAGCTTTACAAATACCAATATCTCTTCAAACTAATGAAGATGGTACAAGTATATCAGGATCTAAAATAGACAGTGAAGAAAACAAATTAGGTAGTGAAAAACATATAAATGATATTGTTAAAAATAGTGATAATATTTTTAACATTAATATAATGTTAAATGAAAATGATTTGAATAGTAGTAGTCCATATATAACAACAAAAGGTGATAATAGAAGAGTAACTTCAAATAATAGAATATATCACAATACACAAAATGAAATAAGAGATGAAAATATAACACAAAGTAATAATTATAGAAATGATGGAGAGACAGATTATAGTAAAAAAAGAATTTATGACCCAATAACATACAAACAACATTATAGAGGAGATCCAAGATATAGACCAAATGTTTGTTCGGGAGGAACAAAACAAATAGTAAATCCAATATTTTTAAACTCGAAAACACTATTTAATGGGACAGATTTAAAAGAAGCAATAGAAAATACTCAAGTAGGTAGTATAATGCCTAAGTTTGTATATAGAGAATATGAAGATACAGAAGAAAATACAAGAATATATGACACAGGTGTTTCAGAAGAAAGATAAATAAATATGTTGTAGAATATTAGAAATGTTAGATAGTTTAGAAGGTGGAAGTGTAAAAGTATACACGGGTCCAAGAAACGGCAAATTTTTTATAAATAAAGAAAGAAAAAAAATATATTTAAATCGCAAGACAATTGAAGATAATATTGTATATCGTTATGACAATGTTAAATGCCCTCCTGATAAAGTTTTAAATCCTTTGACAAAAAGATGTAATAAGATAAAGCCTGAAAAAAAAATAAAAAATAATATTAAATTATAAGAGATTATATTTAATGATACGAGACATAGTAAAACTTGTAAATAATTTAGAGATAGATAAGCTTAAAAAAATGCAATTTGAATTAAAAGACGTTATGGATTTAATATCTAAATTTATTATTAAGAAAAAACTTATTTTATATGGTGGATTAGTAATTAATTTAATATTACCAAAAAAACATAGATTTTACAAAGATTATACAATAAACGATTATGATTGTTATTCAAAAAGTCCATTTCAAGATTCTTTAGAATTGGCTACAATTATTAAAAAAAAAGGCTATACATATATTAAAATTAGAAATGCTAAACATATAGGAACATATAAAGTTTCCGTATATGGAAAGCAAATATTTGACATATCAATGTTAGATATTGATACATATAATAAATATTTGAAAGTTTCTAATATGGAAAAAAAAACACTAAAATATTATGATGATAAGTATAAAATAATACCATTTGATATTATAAAACAAAACTTATATTTTGAATTAGCAAGACCCGAACAATCAGGATATAGATGGGAAAAAATATATGATAGATTAAATATATTAATTAAAGTATATCCTACAGCAAGAAGTGTTAAAAATTACAAATGTTTACCAATCGATAACGAATATAAAAAAATTGTAGTAAATCTTCTAAAATATATAAAAAATAATAAGAATCCTATAATAGATAGTTATCCTTTAAAGTTATATAATAAGTCAAGTAATTGTTGTTTTCGATTAAATGAAGAATCAACTTACATAACAATAATGTCAGAAAATTATAAAGAAGTAAAAAAAGATATAATAAAAATAATAAAAGAAGAATTAAATAAAGATGATTGTGAAATAATATTACAACATAATATGATAACTACGAATAATATATTACCAAGTTATAATATTAAAATTAAAAATAATAAAACAAATAAAATATTTAATATTATAAAAATAATATTAGTGAAAAATGAATGTTTTTCTATAAATATAATTGATGAATATACTATAGGTAGTGTAGATACTATATTATATTTTTTATATACTGAATATATATCTAATAGAATTTATAATAACGATAATGAAAAAAGTCAAGAAACATTATATTATATAAATCAATATGAGGATTATATCAATGTAAAACTTAAAAATAATGTAGAAAAAAGATTAAATAGTGTATGTTATGGAAAAATAAATAACGAATCTATTATAAAAGAAATGTGGAAAAAAAAAATTACATTAAAATATATATCTTAGATTAAATACATTTTTTATTATTATTTTCAATAAATCTATCTTTTATAACGTACTTTATTCTTTTCAAGATACAATATGATATATTATCGTCAGAACTAGAATAATTATCACTATCAGTATCTATATGATTTAAATCATCAATAAAACCATATTTAATAGTTAAATAATTTTTTTCTTCTTCGATAATAATTTTATCATTATCATTGTAGTTATCAATGAAAGTCATCATCCTTTCTTTTTTCAATTTACGCATATTCACATCATCTTCTTTAGTTATTAATTTCAAAGAATTATTTAACATACTTATTATAACATCGTCATAAAATGGTAATATAATATTTAAACACATATAGAAGTTAGCAAGACAATTGTAATAAATAGATTTATAATTATTAAATATATTTAATGTCATAATATATTTTTAATATTTAAATCATCCTTATATATTTATGTGTGAATAACATTTTTTTTAATATTGTATACACATATTGTTAATTTAAATGAATGAATTAAATTTCTATTTACAATATTATAATTTTTATCACGTATTGTAATATTAAATCTTTTCAATGATGGTTCAGGTGGGTTTAAAACATAAACTGCAGGATCAGACCAATTAACCCAACCAACAGGATATATTATTCTAGAAACATATTTATTTCCATCAATTGGTTCTTCAGATAATTGAATAATTTCAAAGTATTTTCTTGTATTTAAATAATCATTATCATTATCATTTTCAGTTTTCATATAAGAAACAGCTCTTTCATAATCGTTTAACTCAATATAAAAAACATCATCAGATAAGTAAAGCTGATTTGTTACAATTTGAATATTCATTATTCTAATAAATACAATATTTTTTATAGGTTCTGTCATGTCAATATAAAAATTAAAATAATCATCTGGAAAAATACCTGAACTAGACTCAATATATATAATTTTTTTATCATAATCAGTACTATTATCTAAACTAACTTGCATTTTATATTGTATTACTCTATTATAATAAACTCATATTAATATATTATATGTTACGACACATTGCCTATATAAAAAATATATAAAGATTTTACTATATATATAAATATAGAAAAAATCAAGAATTATGACCAATCCAGAAGACATTGCCGCAGGTTTTGACATTGGAACTACAACAAGTTGTGCTGCTATTTGGGTTAATGATAGAGTAGAAATTATCCCAGATACTCAAACAGGTTCTCGTATTATCCCATCGTATGTTTCATTTAGCGAAGATGAAAAACTTGTAGGAGATGCTGCTAAAAATCAATCAACTATGAATCCTAAAAACACCGTATATGAAACAAAACGTTTGATCGGGCGTAAATTTAGTGATAAGGTAGTACAGGATGATTTGAAATTATGGTCTTTTGTTGTTGCTGGTGATAAAGATGACAAACCACAAATTCAAGTAAAATATAAAAACGAAAATAAAAGTTTTCATCCTGAAGAGATTTCTGCTATGGTTATTCAAAGACTAAAAGAAACAACAGAATCATTTCTTGGACATCCTCTTAAAAAAGTTGTTATTACTGTTCCAGCATATTTCAATGATTCGCAACGTCAGGCAACTAAAGATGCAGGGGCTATAGCAGGTCTCGAAGTTCTTCGTATTATCAACGAACCAACAGCAGCAGCTATTGCGTATGGTCTTGATAAAACAGATGATAAAACAGAAAAAAATATCCTTGTATTTGATTGTGGAGGAGGTACACATGACGTATCAATCTTGACACTTGATGGTGGTATTTTTGAAGTAAAATCAACTGGTGGAGATACTCATCTTGGAGGTTCAGATATTGATAATTTGATTGTAGAGTGGTTATGTGAAGATATTAAAAAGAGAATGAAGAAAGATGTTCGTGAAAATGCTAGAGCTCTTAAGCGACTAAATATGGCTGCTGAAAAAGCTAAGAAAAATCTTTCTGTATCTTCAACTACCACTATTGAAATTGATTCTTTACTAGATGGTGTAGATTATAATGCTACACTAACACGTGCTAAATTTGAACTACTCGCAGATAAAGTATTTCAAATGACACTTCAACCAATCGAACGTCTATTAAAAGACGCAAAGATGGGAAAAAGTGATATTGATGAGATTGTTCTTGTAGGTGGAACAACACGTATTCCAAAGATTCAAGAGCTTCTATCAAATTATTTTAACGGAAAACAATTAAACAAATCTCTTAACCCTGACGAAGCTATCGCATATGGTGCTGCCGTACAAGCTTCAATTTTAACAGGACAAGGTAATAAAAAAACGAATGAACTTCTTCTTCTTGATGTAGCTCCGCTCTCTTTAGGAATTGAAACGGCAGGTGGTGTTATGACTAAAATTATTGAAAGAAACACTACAATTCCTACAAAAAAGTCTCAAGTATTTTCTACATATGCTGATAATCAACCTGGAGTTGATATTAAAATTTATGAAGGAGAAAGAGGTTTTACTAAAGATAATAATCTCCTTGGAAGTTTTCATTTGGACGGAATCCCTCCTATGCCTCGAGGACAAGCACAAATTGAAGTAGCATTTGATATTGATGCAAACGGTATTATGAATATTACAGCAGAAGAGAAGTCTACTAAAAAAACTAATAACATTACTATTTCTAACGACAAAGGACGTTTATCAAAAGAACAAATTGAAGAAATGATTAAAAAAGCAGAAGAATATAAAGAGGAAGATGATAAAACAAAAGAATTAATTGAGACAAAAAATGGTCTTGAGAATTATCTCTATAATCTAAAAAATTCAATGACTAAAAAAGATGATTCTCCTCCAATTTTAGATGAAATTAAAGTAGAATTAGATCCAATTATCGATGATGGTATTAAATGGTTAGATGAAAATTCAAAGGTTGATATTGAAACTTATAAAAATAAACAAAAGGAATTAGAAGCAATTGTTAATCCTTTGATGCAAAAACTATATAGTCAAGGTGGTGCACCATCTGGTGGTGTAATGCCTGATATGGGCGGAATGGGAATGCCTGATATGAGCGGAATGGGAATGCCTGATATGAGCGGAATGGGAATGCCTGAGACTCCTAAAGTATCAGAAGAAGATAATGAAGTAGATTAATATTTACCACCTGTCAATAATAACATAGTAAAACCACCAATTAATATGAAGAATAGAGATATTGCAATAATAGATAATTGAATAATATTATAAATCCAATAAACCTCTCTTTTAATATCTTCACTACATTCACAATTTATCTCTTTTAATTTGTTAATAAATACTATCACAACAAATATATTAACTACGCCAAATAAACTTATTATTTTTGTAAAATTAACATATGCATTTAAAAAACTATTTTGATTTAACATTTTCATATTATTAGTAGAATATAAATACACATTCATTAATAAACTTATAGCTTGTATTGGGATTAATACATGTAAATAATACTTAATATATGTACGCATCCAGCTATCACTACAAGCACATTCTATTTTTTCTAATTTATATATCCATATTATAGCATAAATATTAATTAAAAATACAGCAATTGTAAAGATAATACCAATAATAAATACATAAAGAGGAACAGCAGTTTCAAATCTATTCTTAGCATCTATTTCATTTTTTTTTAAATAATCACCTATACTAATATTTTTCTTAACCATTTAATTCTATTAATAATATATATTTTTTTTTCATGTATGATATATGAAATACTATTATTGTATATATATTAAAAATGCAAGGATTGCAAAATATTGGCTCTACTTGTGCTATAAATAGTTTAATACAAATTATATGTAGAAATGATATATTGAGAGATATTATACTTAACTATGATTTACCTGAAAATACACTAACTTCTCATTTGAAAGAAATATTGACATCAATGTATATACGTAAAAAGTCACTTATTCCAAGAAAGTTTGTAAATAAAATATTTGACACATTTTCTAATATATTTATTAAAGGAGAACAACTTGATATATATGAATTATGGATATTTTTATATGGTAAAATAATAGAAGAAATTAATGATGAACCTAAATATTATAATGTAATAGATGAAAAAGGATACTTTAAAGATAAGTTAAAAAAAGGAATGATTTATCATAATAATAAAGCATTTTGCAATTCTCTTATAAAATGTAATTTAATTAAAGAAAAGTTTAATTATTATAATGCAAAACTAAATGATAATAAAGTATCTAAATTACAATCAATAACACAAGGTTTTTTTTTAAATATTACTACATGTTCTAGATGTCAAAACGTATTATATAATTTTGAATCTTTCTCAACACTTGTTTTAAATATACCCGAAAATAGGAATACATCAATATCTAATATGATAAATCAACATTATAAAGAAGAGTTAAAAACTGATGATTGGAAATGTGATATATGTAAAGATATTTGTGAATATAAAAAATCAACTAAAATATGGAGTATTCCTG